CCGACTCTTCGGCCCGCACCCGCACCTGCGCCAACCCGCAAGCCGGTCCCCGTCAGCTGGGTCGAGCGCCACGTCGCGCGCTCCGAGGCCGCGATCGCGTTCCTGAGGGCCAAGCGCTTCGGGATAACGCGTGTGGTCACCTATCTCACGGGTGATCCGGTGCCGACCGGCACGTTCCACGTTTCCGGTTATGACGGTGAGTTCACCCGCGCGCACCTGATCCAGCTGGCCGAGCGTCACGGGTTCGAGCATGGCCGGTAAACTCAGCTTCCTGCAGGAAGAGGCGCTAATTGCGCTCCATTTCGGCCGGCGCGGCGAGTGCGATCCGCGCGCCGTGCGCGGTCTGATCGTGCGCGGCCTGGTCGGCCGCTCTGACTGGGTGCTCGGCGATCATCTCACGCTCGCCGATAGCCCGCACCTTACCGAAACCGGCGCGCCGATCGCGGCCGAGCTCGCTGCGGCCCGCCGCGCGTCTGCCCAGATGCGCCGCCTGCGCGGCTCTCGCTGCCGCTTCGACGTGATCGCGGGAGGCCGGGCATGATCCGCGCGCTCCTGCCCAGGTTCGCCAGCTACGAATGGACGGGCTGCGACGACGATGGCGAATGGGAAGGTCGCGAGTATGCGATCACCTGGCTGCGCTGGACCGTCCAGTTCGCCTTCGGCCGCCATAATCGGAGGCTGGGTTGACCACGCTCCCGCTCCTCCGCGTCGATTTCTGCTGCAACGACCCTGACAACGGGTTGTTCGCCGGCGAGGTCGAAGCGATCCAGATCTACGACGCGGATCCGGTGCTCGAGCTCGAGTGCTGGGGCTACCCCCGGCGCTTCCGCGTCGAGGTGGATCATATCGTCTTGAGCGGCAAACGCGCCGCGTATCACCGGGTTCGACATGGCATCGGCAACTGGTGCTGGGATGCGTACTGGTTCGAGATCGATGTCGCGATCGCGCTGCTCGAATCGATGCACCGTCGCGATTTTTTCGCGTGTTCGCTGGCAGACGAGCGGCTGTTCGCACGTTGGCGTTCGCGCGCGCCGTTCGATAACGTAACGCGCCAATTGTTCCGCGGCGTGCTTGAGCGCGTCGCGTCCCGCCAGGGGGGCCGGCCGCTATGAAAAAGCGCCGCCCGGCAGTCCCGCCTGGCCAGTTTGCTTTTACCTTCGATGTGCCGTCGCCGGCGCGCGGTGGCTGCGCACTCGCGGGGCTCGATCGCGAGATCGCCGCGACCGTGGCGACGATGCTCAAGGAAGATCCGCGGCCCTCGCGCTACGCGATCGCCGCCGCGATGTCCGAGCTGCTCGACGAAGAAGTCACCAAGGCGATGCTCGACAAGTACGCCTCGGAAAGCAGCGAGGCGCATGCGATCTCGTTCGCGCGCATGCTCGCGCTGACACAGATCACCGAACGCTACGATCTGCTCGACCGCCTGACGCGCCGGATCGGTGCCGCGCTGCTCGTTGGCGAGGAAATCCTGACGGCCGAACTCGGCCAGATCGACCGACAAATTGCAGCCTTGAGGGACAGGCGCCGCGCGATCGCGGGGGCGGCGCCGGTCATCGCCAGTGGGAGGAGTAAAGCGTGAAGCTGGGCGGGGGGAAAGAATGGTACACCGCGTTCGAGCTCGCCGAGCTCGCGCTTCCGGGGCTGCCAAAGACCAAGCGCAAGATCAACGAGCGCGCCGCGGCCGAGTGCTGGGCGCTGCGCACCGATCCCAATGATGCGCCGCTTGCGCGGCCGCGTGTCGGCGTGCGCGGCGGCGGCCTCGAATATCATGTCAGCGTGCTGCCGGTCGCCGCGCGCACCGCGATCGCGGCCAAGGGCGTCAGCACTGTCGCGCATGTCAGCGACGTGCCGGAAACCCGCTATTCGGCGATGCTGCGCTGGTTCGAGGGACAGAGCGACAAGGTGCGCGCCGAGGCGCACGATCGTCTCCGCGTTCTCGATGCCGTCGCGCGCCTGGAAGAAGTCGGGCTGAGCGATACCGCGGCGATCGCGGCGATCGCCAACCGCGAAGCGATCGCGCCGTCGACGATCTGGAACTGGACCGCACTCGTTGCCGGCATCCCGGTCGAGGAACGGCTGCCCTATCTCGCCCGCCGTCATGCCGGTGGTGGCAAGGAGGTCGTGGTCGACGACGGCGCGTGGCAGCAGCTGCTCTCCGACTATCTCCGCCCTTCGAAGCCCAGCTTTTCCAGCTGCTACCAGCGGGTGCTGACTGAATATTGCGAGCCTCGCGGGCTGAGTCTCCCGATCGAGCGCAGCCTGCGCCGCAAGCTCGAGCGCGAGGTGGACCCACGCGTGGTAACGCTCCGGCGCCAGGGCGAGGAAGCGCTCCGCCGCTCGCTGCCGGCACAGCGCCGCAGCGTCGCCGGCCTCCACGCGCTCGAGCTCGTGAACATCGACGGCCATCGCTGGGACGTGTTCGTCAATTGGGGCAAGGACGCCAACGGCAAGGACATCATTGCCCGGCCGATGATGGTCGGCATCCAGGACGTTTTCAGCCGCAAGTTCCTCGCCTGGTCGGTCGGCCGCTCGGAAAGCGCGGTCGAGACGCGTCTTGCATTCGCGCACCTGTTCGAGCGCTACGGCATCCCCGGCGCGGTGCTGATGGACAATGGCCGCGCCTTCGCCAGCAAGTGGATCACCGGCGGCGCGACCTCGCGATTCCGCTTCAAGATCCGCGAGGAGGAGCCGCTTGGCATCCTCACCGCGCTGGGCATCCAGAACCATTGGGCGAAGCCGTACCGCGGCCAGTCGAAGCCGATCGAGCGCGCGTTCGGTGACTTCTGCGACAAGATCGCGAAGCACCCGGCATTCGAGGGCGCCTACACCGGCAACCGCCCCGATGCGAAGCCCGAGAACTACGGCACCAGGGCCGTGCCGATCGCGCGCTTCATGGAGGTGGTCGAGGCAGGGTTCGCGGCGCACAACGCCAAGCCCGGGCGGCGCACCGAGATGGCCCGCGATGCAGGCCTGAGCTTCGACCAGGTGTTCGAGCAGAGCTACGCGGTCTCCCCGATTCGCAAGGCGAAGCCGGAAGAAATGCGCATGGCGCTGCTCGCGGCCGACGATCGCCCGACCGATCGCAGCACCGGCGCCATCAACCTGTTCGGCAACCGCTACTGGACCGAGGAGCTCGGCCGCATCGCCGGCGAGCGCGTCACCGTGCGGTTCGATCCGGACGATCTGCTCGCCCCAATCCATGTCTACGATCGCCGCGGCCGATTCCTGTGCACCGCGCCGGCGATCGAGGCGACGGGCTTCCTCGACGTCTCGGCCGCCAAGCGCCGGGCCCGTCTCGAGCGCGATTACAAGCGCGCGACCCGCGAGCAGGAAGAGGCGCTGCAGCTGCTCACCGCCGACGAGGTCGCCGACCTCTACTCGCCCGTCGCTGCGGCGCCGATCCCCGAATCCACCGTCGTGCGGCCGATCCGGCGGCGCGGCCCGACTGCCGCGGCCCTCAAGCCCGTCGCCCAGACCCGCCCGAACGGCCTTTCAGAGGCCGCTCAGGGGGCGCTGATCGACCGCATGGCCGGTGGCCTGACGAAACTCCGCAGCGTGAAGTGAAGGACGTACCCCGATGAACGACCCCGAAAACATGCCGATCGACGTCGACGCGATGATCGCGTGGCTTGCCGAGCACCGCACCCGCAAGGGCCTCAGCTGGGCCGCCCTGGCGAAGGACAGCAACATCCCGGCCCCGACGCTCTCGATGTTCGTCTCAGGCTCCTACGGGGGCAATCTGGACAACGTCGCCCGGCGCGTTTTCCAGTACCGCCAGAAGGTCGAGAGCCAGGAGACGCGCTCGCAGCAGGCGCTCGAGACGGCGCCGTTCATCCACATGCCCACGGCGAAGCGCGTGCTCTTCCTGCTCGAATGGGCGCATCTCGGGCGCATCGTCGTCGCCGGCATGGGGCCCGGAACCTGCAAGACGGAAGCGGCGCGGCACTACAAGGCGAGCGTCGGCGACACAGTGTTCCTCGCGACAATGGAGCAGTCGACCAAGTCGGTGAGCGCCATGATCGCCGAGGTGATGAAGGCGATGGGGATCGCCAGCCGGAGCGGCTGGGTGCAGCAGCGTTCGGCCCAGGTGCTCGAGCATGTCGCGGGGCGGCGCGCGCTGCTGATCGTGGACGAGGCCAACCACCTCGAATGGGCCGCGCTCGAGCAGTTGCGCGCATGGCACGACAAGGCCGGCCTCGGCATCGCGCTGCTCGGCAACGAGGAGCTGATCACCACGCTCAGCGGGCGCGACGGCAAGCTCAACCGCCACGCCTACGCCCGCCTCAACAGCCGGGTGGCCAAGCGGCACCTGCAGGACGTGCCGGTCCCCACCGACGTCGAGGCCTATTGCGACCATTTCGACATCATCGAGCCCGAGATCCGCGCGATGCTGATCGATATCGCCCAGACGCCGGGACGCGGTGGCCTGCGCGAGGTGAAGTACGTGCTCGAGACCGCGCACATGCTCGCGATCGGCGACGATACGCCCCTTTCGCCGAAGCACTTCCACGAGGCGGTCAGCACCCGCGCCACCACCACGCTGCGGAGGGCTGCATGATTATGATCGACAACTACAGGCTACACTCCCGCAAGTACGTCACGGGCGGCGCCGCGAACCGGTTCCGCTTCAAGATCCGCGACGATGCTCCGCGGATCCGCGCCGTCATCGTCGAGGGAGAGCTCGACGACGCGACGATCGCCGCGCTGCGCGACGCGATGGACCGGCCCGAGCTCCGCGTTGTCTACGCGTTGCCGACCGTCGCCGAGATCGCGGGCCGTGTCTGTTTCGAGACCGGCGTAACTCCCGCGGCGATCACGGGCAACGGCCAGCCCCGGAACGTCTCGCGGGCGCGCAAGGCGATCTCGTGGGTCGCGCACTACTTCGGCAACCGCACCTACGCCCAGATCGCCGCCGCGCTCGGCGACCGCGACTACAAGACGATCCGCTGGCAGGTCGACCAGGCCGAGAAGCTCCGCCAGCGCGACCCGGCCTTCCTCGCCCTCACGGACAAGGTGGTCCGCCACTTTAACGATGGAGGCCTCGCATGAAGAGCGGCGCACGACTGTTCGGCGCCGGCCGCTTCGCCGGCGTCCCCCACATTCCCGGCCGCACCGCGAAGGCCGCTAACGCCGCTGCCGCAGACGCCTCGCCCTATCGCCGCCAGCTGCTCGGCAAGGTCCATCTCGCCGCGAAGCAGCTGATGCTGGCCGAGGACGATTATCGCGGGATCCTGTTCGACGTCGCCAGCGTGCGCAGCGCCAAGGATTGCACCGATCAGCAGCTCGTCGACGTGCTCGATCACTTCAAGGCCCGGGGCTGGAAGCCCGCCCAGCCCAAGGGTCGCGGCGGCGCGAAGCCGGCCGACCACAAGCCCGCGGCCAAGGCGCGCGCCCTGTGGATCTCGCTCCACAGCCTCGGCGCGATCGCCGATCCGTCCGAGCGCGCGCTCGAGGCGTTCGCATGCCGCCAGCTGGGCTGTGCACGCCTGCAGTGGGCGGACCAGGGCCTGATGTACCGGTTGATCGAAGCCGAGAAGGCGATCGCCGAACGCCACGGCTGGAGCCAGGACACCGCGGGGCTTCGGCCCGAGGCGGTGCCGATCGTGCTGCGCCGCCGCCTTGTCGAAGCGATCATGGGCAAGCTCTGGGAAGCCGGGGTGATCCCGCTCGAATGGGACGTCAGCCGTGCTGCCTATGAATTCGCCGGCGTGGATGCCGAGCTGATGCTCGCCACCGCCAGCGAGCTGGACGTCATCGCGCGCGAGCTCGGCCGCGTGCTGCGTCAAAATCCGAAGGGAGACCGCTGATGATCTTCGCCGTCTATTCGAAGGAGATGCGCGCGGTGCGTGGCTACGCGCCGCTCTACCGCGCCGGTACCTGCTGCCCCGGCTGCGGCCGATCGAACTGGACGATCGGCCGCTCGTCAGCGGAGTGCGCGTTCTGCGCCACCGCCCTTCCGCTGGCGCCGGCCGAGCAGGCTTCGGCTTCCGAGATCGCCGCTCCCGGCTGGGCGGCGCGCGCATGATCCGCGTGTCCGATCACGCGCTGCTGCGCTTCCTCGAGCGCACCCAGGGGATCGACATCGAGGCCTTGCGAAGCGAGCTCGAGCAGAGATTGGACCGCGCCCATGCCGGAGCCGCCGAGATCGGCGTGCGTAACTATGCGATCCGCTCGGAGGGCAACCAGTTCATCGTTCGCGGTGGCACGGTGACGACGGTGCTCCAGCACCGCACGGCCGCTGGTCGCCTTGCCGCGCTCCCGCCGCGGGAGCCGCGCGGCTGATGACCGAAGGGCTCTCCGACGAACTGCGCGAGCTGCTCGGCACCGCCGGGTTCATCGCGCTCGTCGAGGCCTTTGGCGGCACTCGTCTCTATGTGCCGCATACGATCCACGCCGATCATGAAATCGCCAGCGCGATCGGTGACGAGGGAGCCCGGCTGCTGTCCCGGCGTTATGCACCCTCGGTGCTGCGCATCCCCCTTGCCCGCGAATGCCGCGCCCTGCATTATCGCGCGCAGGGACTCAGCAACGCCCAGATTGCCCGCAAGCTCGGGATCGGCGAAAGCGGCGTTGACAAGCTGATGCGCCGCAACCGCGAGCGCGCCTCGCAATCCTCTCAACTTCCCCTTTTCGAAGCCTGACGCCCGCCGTGGCGGGCATGTGATGCCCGCGCCGCACGGTCCACCTTCGACGCTCCATGGGGAGTAACGGGAGGGCGGCGGATCGGGGTCTGCCGCTCTCTTCCCCCGAACGGGGTGGGTATCGTGGCGATCATCAACGCGTATGCGCTGCAGCAGCGGCTTGGCGTGGTCCAGGACGGCAAGATCGGCCGCGGGACGCTGGGCGCGCTGTTCGCGCGCGCGGGCGCAGTGCCCGCCGTCGCGGCCGAGCTGGGGCTCGCGGCCAATGTCCATTTCCGCACCTATGGCATTCTCGACGATCCGCTGCGGCTCGCGCACTTCATGGCGCAGTGCGCGCATGAGAGCGGCGGCTTTCGCTACAATCGCGAGGTCTGGGGGCCGACGCCTGCTCAGCTGAAATATGAAGGCCGCGCGGATCTGGGGAACGACCAGAAGGGCGACGGCTTCCGCTATCTTGGCCGTGGGCCCGGGCAGGTGACGGGACGCGACAATTATCGGTGCACCGGCCGTCAGCTCGGCATCGACCTCGAATCGCACCCGGAGTTGCTCGAGATCTGGTCGATCGGCCTGCTCGCCTTCTGCGCATCGTGGGACGCCAAGCGCCTCAACGTCGAGGCCGACGACGACAATCTGCTGCGCGTCTCGAATGGCGTGAATCGGGGGGACACCGGATCGGAGCGGCTCCCCAATGGCTGGGATGACCGGCAAGCTCGCTACGCGGTGATGCGGCGGCTGATCCTGTGACCTTGTGGGATTTCCTCCATCGCCTCGGGCCCGGCTGGCCGAGCGCCCGCGGCTGGTATGCGCTGGCGCTGTGCGGCCAGACGTGCGGCATCCTCGTGATGCTCGCCCTGTTCCCGACGCTCAGCAAGGACGAGTTCTTCAAGTCGCTCGCCACGGCGATCGTCGTCACCGGCTGGGTCGGCTTCGCCGTTGCCGGCCGCGACAACCGGCTCGATCGCGAACAGGTCGGCCAGGCCCAGCAGCTCGCAGCCGATGCGCTCCGGCGCGTCCCCACCACCGACGAAAGGGCATCCGTCCGATGAAGCTCAGGATATTGCTGGCGTGTGCCGCCAGCCTCGCGCTCGCCGCCTGCGCCCGTCCGGCGCCGCCCGCAAGTGCACCCGTGGCCGGCGGGCTGACGATCGAGAAGGTCGAGGCCGACTATCAGGACGCAAAGGCGTTCGCCGCATTGCTGTTCCCGTATCTCCCGGCTCAGCGCATCGCGCAGATCGCCGAGCTCGAGCGGAAGATCGAGGCCGCGATCGCCGTCGCGAAAGCCGCGCGGACGCTTGCGGAGCAGCTCCGCGCGCTGGCGGACGCTCATGCCGCGACGGCCGAGCTGGGTTCGGGCGAATGAGGCGGCTGTTCTCAGGCATCTCGTTCGCTCCGTTCATGCTGGCGACTGCGGCCGCGGCGCTGGCCATGCCATCGCACGAGCTGCTGCCCGCCGATCGGCCGACCCGCTATCGCAGCCGTCGCTCGCAAACGAAGCCCCGGCGCCGGCCGAACCGGCTGCATATTTCGCGGCGCGTCCGTCGCCGGAACCGGAGGGCAGCATGATCGTGCTGTGGGAGTTGGTCCGCGCGATCGTGCTCGCGCTCGCGATGGTCTGGTCCGTCGTATCGCTGATCATCCTCGCGATGCGCCCGTGGCGGCATTTCGATCGTGACGATCGCTGGCTCGCCTGGGCGCTGATCTTCGGATGGCCCTGCATCTTCGGTGCGATGGCGATCGAGCTGGCGCTCGAATGGCGCCTCGATCGACGGGACGCGCGAGGCGGCCGTGTTCGATAGCGAGCGTGCCCTCGAAACGTCCACGGCGCTTGCCGAGCAGCTGAACGAGGCGGCGATCGCGCGCATTCGCGCCGGCCTGGAAGGCGACGGCGCCGAGGACTGTGTCGAGTGCGGCGGGCCGATCGGCGAGGAGCGCCGCGCTGCGCTCCCGTCCGCAATCCGGTGTGTGGGCTGTCAGGCCCGTGTTGAGCGTAGGGGGAAATGATGGGGACCGCGACATGGATGATGGCGCTCAGCGCGATCTCGCTGCTGCTGAGCATCGCGAACACGCTGTGGGTCTGGCTTAGCCGAGGTGCAATCCGGGCTGCGGATCACGAGCGCCGGATCCAGGCGATCGAGGGCGAGCTCAAGCACCTGCCCAGCAAGGAGGACGTCGCAGCGCTCGAGCTGCAGCTGAGCACGATGCACGGCCAGCTCAACTCGGCTGAACGGGAGCTCGCGAGCGTGGCGCGCACCGCGCGCAGGATCGAGGACCATCTCTTGGGAATGAAGGCATGACCAGTTTCGCTGACGTAATCGCGCACGATGCCCGGCTCTGCATCCTCAAGGAGCTGGCGCAGCAGACCGGCGGCCGGCTCAACGAGTCGACGCTGCAGCGCGTGCTCGACGCTTTCGGCATCGCTCGAACGCGCGACTGGGTCCGCACCCAGCTTCGCGCCCTGGACGATCTCGGCGCCGTCAACATCACCGAGATGGGAACCGTCATGATCGCCACCCTCACGAAGAGTGGCCGCGATCACGTCGAGCGTCGCGCGGTGATCGAGGGGATCTCGCGCCCCTCGGACGAGGACTGATCGTGGTCGGCGGCGGCGCCGATCGGCGCGAGGGCCGCGGCCGGCTCTCCACCCTCGACATGCTGCCCGATGCGGCCGAGCCGGACATCGTCTGGGCGCTCGAGCAGCTGCGCGAACGCAGCATGCCGCAGAATGCGATCCTCGACGAGTTCAACGCGCGGCTCGCCGATCGCGGCATCGCCTCCGTCAGCAGATCGTCTTTCTCGCGCTGGTCGGTTCGCAAGGCGATCCAGTTCCGCCGCCTGGACGAGGTCCGCGCGATCACCAATGATATCGTCAACAGCCTCGGCACCGGTGACGCGGACGACGTGACGATCGCCGTGGCCGAGATCCTCAAGGCCTCGATCTACGAGCGGGTTGAAGGCGGCGAGCTCAAGTCGAAAGAGATCCTCGAGCTCTCGCGCTCGTTGGGCTCGCTTGTCGCCGCCCAGAAGGGTTCGGCCGCGTATCGCCGCCAGCTCGAGGAGCGCGTCAACGCCCAGCTCGAGGCGGCGGCCGAGAAGGTCGGCGAGGCTGAGACCGCCATGCGCGAGGCCGGGCTCAGCGCCGCGTCGATCGCGCAGATCCGCAAGGACGTGCTGGGGCTGCGGAAATGATCCGCGAGGCGATTCTCTCGACGTGTGGCCTCTACCGGCTCGAACTTCGCAGGATATGGAATTCCGGATTGCCGCTGCTCGTCGTCGTCATGCTCAATCCGAGCACCGCCGACGCCGAGAAGGACGATCCCACGCTCCTCGCGCTGATCCATTTCGCGACACTGTGGGGCTTTGGCGGCCTCCTGATCATCAATCTGCGTGCGTACCGGACGTCCAGACCGCGCGAGCTATTCGCGGCCCATGACGCCGGCGTGAACACGATCGGCGACGAGAACCATCGCTATGTCGGCGCGGCGCTCGACTATGCGAAGGCTACCACCGGGCGCGTTCTCGTCGCGTGGGGCACGGGCGGCAGCGATCTTGGCCTGGATGCACATGTCGCCTCCCGTTGTCGCGCGCGCGGGCTCGAGATGATCTCCCTTGGCCGGAACGCGGACACCTCGCCGAAGCATCCGATGGCGCGTGGAAGGCATCGTGTTCCGCGTGACCAGCAACCCATTGTCTGGCGGGAGGCGGTATGAGCGAGCCCGAGGACATCGCGGGCCGGCGCGGCCATGTCGTGATTGATGAGTTCTTCACGGCCGCCGTGCCGGACCTCCAGCCCTACCAAGAGGAATGGCTCGAGGGTGAAGGCTATGCTCCGTTTGCGCGTCCCAGCGATCCGGCGCCGGAGATCTGGGCGGAGTGGTTGACGTGAAGTCCAATCAGTCCCCCGCCGAACGCGACGCCTCCAACCTGATGCGCAAGGTACGGGCCGCGGTCCGCACCGGCGTGGCGGCCGCCGCGGTCGCAGCCGGCGTTGTCACTGGCCCGCCTGTGCTCGCCCGCGCGCCCGCCGAGCTGCCGGTCGAGTTGCCCCGCGGCGCAGAGATCCCGGCCGACCATGATCCGCTCGCCGACGGCATCCTGATGGATCACCAGAAGGAGTGGCTCGAGGACCAGTCGGCGCTCAAGCTGGGGGAAAAGGGCCGGCGCACCGGGATCACCTATGCCGAGGCGCTCGACGACACGCTGATCGCGGCGGCATCGCGCGAAGCCGGCGGCGACAACGTCTTTTATATCGGCGACACGAAGGACAAGGGCCGCGAGTTCATCGGCTATGTCGCCCACTTCGCCAAGGTGGTCGCGGGCCAGCTCGGGCAGATCGAAGAGTTCCTGTTCGAGGATCAGGTCGAGGACGGGACCGGCACCGTCACCTCACGCCAGATCTCGGCCTACCGCATTCGCTTTGCGTCCGGCTTCCGCGTCGAAGCGCTGTCCTCGCGACCCGAGAATATCCGCGGTCTGCAGGGCGTCGTCGTCATCGACGAGGCGGCGTTCCACCAGAACGTCCGCGCCGTCCTCGACGCCGTCAACGCGCTGCTGATCTGGGGCGGCCGGATCCGCGTCATCTCGACGCACAACGGCAAGCTCAATCCGTTCAACGAGCTGATCAAGGAAGCGAAGGCGGGCAAGGTCCCGTTCTCGCTCCACTTCATCCCGTTCCAGAAGGCCGTCGACAACGGGCTCTATCGCCGCGTGTGCCTGCTGCGCGGCATGGAATATTCGGCCGAGGCCGAACGGGAATGGGAAGCGAAGATCCGCGGCGCCTACGGGCTCCGCAAGGCGCAAATGGCGCAGGAGCTCGACGCGATCCCGGCCGATGCCGAGGGTGCCGCGCTTAGCCAGGTGGTGATCGAGTCGGTCACCAGCCCGGACGTGCCGGTGGTCCGCTGGACGCTGGGCAACGACTTCGCCGAGCTCACGCCGGAAGCGCGCAAGAAGATCACCGACGCCTTCCTCGAGGAGAAGGTGCGGCGTGTCCTCGACGCGCTGGACAAGGATCGGCGGCACGATCTCGGCTGGGACTTCGCGCGATCGGGCGACGCCTCGGGGCCGGTGGTGACGGAGACCGGTCAGGATCTCGTGCGCCGGCAGAAGCTCGTGCTCGAGCTGCGCAACGTGCCCTTCGAGACGCAGCGCGAAGTCGCCTTCTTCATCATGGCCCGGCTGCCGCGGTTCGGGCACGGCGCGTTCGATGCGACCGGCAACGGCGCCTATCTGGCCGAGGTCTGCGCGATCGGCTACTCGACCGGTACGGGCTTCCGCCCCGGCTTCGGCGCGCGGATCAGCCAGGTGAAGCTTAGCCAGGAATGGTACCGGACGAACGCCGTCGCCTACGTCAACGCGTTTGGCGAGAAGACGATCGTCGTCGCGGCGGACGCCGACGTCGTGCTCGATCACCAGGCGCTGCAGTATGTCGGCGGCATCATCAAAGTGCCCGACGACTTCCGGTTCAAGGGCGGCGATGGCCTCGATCGACATGGCGACACGGCGATCGGCGGCATGCTCGCCTGGTACGCGTCTCGGCAGAACGCGGTGGCCTATGGCTATGAGGGCGTCCAGCGCGGCCGCCAGGAGCCCAATTTTGACGATCCCGACGATGACGAGGATCTGGGCGTCAACGGCAACTGGTGGCGATCGCCGCGGGGCGCTGGCTTCCGGGGCGGGCTGTGATGATCGGGGCCGCAAATCGAACCCCCCGAAATTTGGCCGCAGGAGGCCCTGCAGGCGCTTCGGGTACCTCCGGTGCCCGATCGGGGGGCACTTGCCCTCTTAGTGGCCTTTTAGCCCTTTTAATCGTGGATCTGGATCGAAGGACGGCGCTGCCATGACGGGCCTGGTTGATCAGTACGGCAAACCGTTGCGCAAAGAGGTCCTCAGGCAGGACCTGGCGGGCCCGACGCTCGCCGGCGTTCGCTCGCCGATCGGCGGCTATCCCGCGGACGGCCTCAATCCCGTGCGGCTCGCCAATCTGCTCCGCGAGGCGGACCAGGGCAACGCCCAGCGCTATTTCGAGCTCGCCGAGCTGATCGAGGAGCGCGACCTCCACTATGTGGGGGTGCTCGGCACCCGCAAGCGGGCGGTCGCGCAGCTCGACATCACCGTCGAGGCGGCGAGCGATAGCGCGCTGGACGTGCGCATCGCCGACATGGTTCGCGACTGGCTCACCCGCGACGAGCTCGCCGAGGAGATGTTCGATATCCTCGACGCGATCGGCAAGGGCGACTCCTTCACCGAGATCATGTGGGACACCAGCGAGGGCCAGTGGATGCCCGCGCGCCTCGAATGGCGGGACCCGCGCTGGTTCACCTATGATCGGCGTGACGGCCGCACGCCGCTGCTGCGCGGCGGCGAGGATGGGAACAGCACCGATTGCCCGCTCCCCGCCTTCAAGTTCATCCGCCTGACGATCAAGGCCAAGTCGGGCCTGCCCGTGCGATCGGGCCTCGCGCGGATCGCCGCCTGGGCGTGGATGTTCAAGGCCTTCACGCTGCGCGACTGGGCGATCTTTGCGCAGACGTTCGGCCAGCCGGTCCGCGTGGGCAAGTTCCACACTGGCGCCACGAAGGAAGATCGCGCGACCCTGTTCCGGGCCGTGGCGAATATCGCGGGCGACTGCGCCGCGATCATTCCCGAGGGCATGAACATCGAGTTCATCGAATCGGGGAATGTCGGCCAGGGCGCGGATCTCTACGAGAAGCGCGCCGACTGGTTCGACCGGCAGCTCTCCAAGGCTGTGCTGGGACAGACCAACACGACCGATGCCATGGCTGGCGGGCTCGGCTCCGGCCAGGCGCAGGTCCACAAGTCGGTGGCGGACGATATCGAGGCCGCCGACGCGAAGGCCGTGGCCGCCGCGCTCAATCGCGACCTGGTCCGCCCGTGGGTCGATCTCGAGCACGGGCCGCAGAAGCGCTATCCGAAGATCAAGATCGCGCGGGCCGAGCCCGAGGATCTGCAGCGGCTCGCGACGGTGCTCAGGGATATCGTGCCGCTCGGCGTGCAGATCGAGGAAAGCCAGGTGCGCGACAAGCTTGGCTTCTCCGAGCCCGCGGCCGGCGCGCGCATCCTCACATCGCCCTCGACCGCCGCCGCGCCGCTGGCACCGCCGGCCGCAACCTTGGCAACTGCGCCGCAACCGTCGCTCCACGGGCAGCAGGGAGCTACGGACGCTGGCGCTTTCCCCGGCGACGCGGTCGGCGATCGCCTGACGGACGAGGCGGGTCCGGATCTCGCCGAGATGGTCGGGCAGATCGAGGGCATGCTCGCCCAGGCTACCGACATGGATGAGCTCAAGGCCATGCTGCTCGCCGCCTACCCCCGCCTCGATATCGCCCGCCTCGGCGCGAAGATCGCGCTCGGCCTTTCAGCCGCCGCATTCGCCGGCGTCGCGGACGTGGAGGCGGAGAGTGCCTGATCAGCATTCGAGCACCCTCTCAGGGGCGTTTCGAAGGCCGTTCAATGAGCAGATAGCCTTCTTCCGCCGGAAGCTCGGCCGGCTCGTCCCGACCAGGCGCTGGACGGATCTCGAGCACGCCGGGCACGACAGCGCGTTCATGGTCGCCGGCGCGATCAAGGCGGATCTCCTCAGCGATCTCGCCGCGGCCGTCGACCGCGCGATCGCGGAGGGCACTAGCCTCGAGACGTTCCGGAAGGACTTCCGCGCGATCGTCGCGCGCAGCGGATGGCACGGCTGGGCCGGCGAGGACACCGCCGCGGGCCGCGCGTGGCGCACCCGGACCATCTATCGCACCAACGCCGCGACCAGCTACGCCGCCGGGCGCCACGCCCAGCTCACCGCCGGGGGATACGCCTTCTGGGTCTATAGGCACGGCAATTCGCAGGAACCGCGGATCGTCCATCTCGGCTGGGACGGCCTCGTGCTCGAGCCCGGCCATGCCTTCTGGGCCACCCACTATCCGCCCTCCGGCTGGGGCTGCTCGTGCTACGTCCTTGGCGCGCGCAGCGCCCGTGCTGCGATCCGCCTGGGCGGCAATCCGGACAAGAAGCTCCAGCCGGGCTGGGACCGGATCAACCCGCGGACCGGCGCGCCGATCGGCATCGGCAAGGGCTGGGGCTATGCACCTGGCGCCAGCGTATCCCCCGTCGTGCACGCCATGGCGGAGAAGATCCGCAATTGGGATTATCGCATTGCCAAGGCCTTCATGGAGGAGGTGCCCGAGGCCCAGCGCGATGCTCTGGCGCGGTCCTATCGGTCGCTGCCCTCGGTCGCGGACGATGCGCGTCGCTATGTGCAGCGCGTCTGGTCGGATGATGCCGAGGTCGAACCCGGCCGCACGCTCGGCATGCTGACCAGCGCCCAGGCCGCGGCGATCGCGGCGGCGCGCGAGCTCGACGCTGCCGGCTTCGATTTCTCCCTTTCCCCGTCCGAGCTCGCGCACGTCCGCGCGGCCCACGGTGATCAGGCGGCCGAGGCGCGGCAAGGCCAGCGCGCCGTCACGCCCGGTGACTTCGCGTCGCTGCCGCGCGTGCTCGAGAGCGACGCGATGCGGTTCGTCGGCATCTCCGAAGGGCACAAGGTGCCGGTGTTCGAGATCCGGCGCGTGATCGACGGCGAGGAGCTCGTGACCCGGTGGGAATATTGGAAGCGGCGGCGCACCATGACGCTGCTCAGCTTCTCGATCCGGACGGGAGTGAGGACCTGACCGCCTCTCCATTTTCGGGTTACGGGCCCGCGGGTGGAGACGGCCAGGCACAGGAGAAATAGCGATGTTCCGCACCGTCTTCAACGGCCAGCCGATCGTCCAGGCGCTTCGGGCCGCGCAGGGCCAGCTCGTCGAGATGACGCCGATCTACGAGGATATCGGCGAGTATCTGATCGAAGCGACCAAGAACCGCTTTCGCACCGGCACGGCGCCGGACGGATCGGCCTGGGCGCCGAAGAGCCCGGTCACGATCGAGCGGTACCGCCGCGCCGGCGACGGTAATCTTGCCCGGCCGCTGATCGGCCCCTCGCGCCGCCTCGGCAATGAGATCGTCAAGTTCGTCGATCGCATCGGCGTCGAGGTTGGCTCCAATCTCGCCTATGCCGGGGCGATGCAGGAAGGCGCCGCCAAGGGCCAGTTCGGTGCCGACCGGCACGGCCGGCCAATCCCATGGGGCAACATCCCGGCGCGGGTGTGGCTGGGGCTCTCCGAGGCCGACGAGCGCAACATCCTCGACATCGTTGACGAGCATCTCGGGACGGCGATCGGCGGCTAGCCACGCACTTTTCCCGACATCGACTGTTTGATTTCAGCGCCGGGGGATGGCAACGTTTTGCCGTTCCCCGATTCTCCGGCGCGTAATGCTGCCCAAGGCGGGCATGCCGGACGCCGCCCCCGGCGGGCATTGTGGTCTTCATGACCAAGGCCGCCATCGCGCTCTGTTCCGCGACGACTATCCCTTTCGACGGCGACGCCGTCCCCGAGTGGATCCATCTGATCCCCGCGGGCGAAGTGCGCACCATGGACGGTCGCGGCCCGTATCGTGTCGCGGACGCGCCGGCGCTGATGGCTGCCTCGCTCCCTGCCGGGCAAAAGCTCGTTCTCGACGAGAACCACGCCACCGACCTCGCCGCCCCGCGCGGAGAGTCGGCGCCGGCCCGCGGCTGGATCGTCGAGCTGCAGAATCGCGACAACGGAATCTGGGGCCGTGTCGAATGGACCGGCGAAGGCCGCCGTCTGATGGAGGACAAGGCCTATCGCGGCATCTCGCCGGCGATCTCCCACCGCAAGGACGGCGTGATCACCCACGTCCTGCGCGCCAGCCTCATCAACGCGCCCAACCTGATCGGGCTCGCCTCTCTTCACCAGGAAGGACACGACGTTATGGATTGGAAGGTTAAGCTGTGCGAGCTGCTCGGGCTCGCCAGCGACGCCAGCGACGAGGATATCGCCGCGGCGTTGAAATCGAAGCTCGAGGGCGGCTCCGAGACCGCCCTGCAGTCCGCGCTGGCACCGATCGCCAAGGCGGTCGGTCTCGCCGAGACCTCCAACGCGGCGGCCGTGCTCGCCGGCGTGCAGGCGATCGCCGGTGGCGATTCCAACGCCACGATCGTGGCTCTGCAGGGTGAGGTCGCGTCGCTCGCTACCCAGCTCAATCAGCTGACCGAGGACGGCACGAAGAGGGCGGCGATCGCCTTCGTCGATGGCGCGATCAAGGCGGGTCGCGTGGGCGTCAAGCCGCAGCGCGATCGCTATATCTCGCTGCACATGGCCGACGCCGCCGCGACGGAGGCGCAGATCCGCGCGCTTCCGATCCTGCATGGCACCCGCCTCTCGACCGAGGTCTCCGGCAACGCCGATCCCGAGGCCCTCGACGATACCGACAACACCGTCATCGCGCTGATGGGCCTCGATCCCGAGGCCTACAAGAAGAACCGCGATGCCGCCCGGAAGGAGATGCTCTGATGGTGGCGCTCACCGCTGACCGCAACACGCCCCGCGCACAGGGAGACGTGCTCGAGCCCCCGATGAACGGCGGCTCCACCATCTTCGCCGGCAGCCTCGTCTGCCTCGACGCCACGGGATTCGCGGTGCCGGGATCGACGGCGACCACACTGCTCGCGATCGGCCGTGCCGACGAGCAGAAGACCAATTCCGGCGCCGACGGTGCGGTGAACATCAAGGTTCGCCGCGGCACCTTCCGCTTCGCCAACAGCGCCGCGGGCGATGCCATCTCGTGGGCCGACTACGGCAAGCAGGTCTACGTCGTCGACGATCAAACCGTCGCCAAGACCAATGGCGGCAACACCCGCAGCGTCGCCGGCATCTGTCGCGGCGTGGACGCCCAGGGCGTCTGGGTCGAGTTCTAAGGGGACCATCAGATGATCATCAATTCGCAGAACCTCGCCGCGCTTCGCACCGGCTATTCGACCGCGATGCAGCAGGGTCAGGCGCAGGCGGCGAAGCCGCAGGCCGATCGCATCACCTCGCGGGTTCCCTCCACCCAGAAGGAACAGAAGTACGGGTGGCTGGGCAAGCTGCCCGACGTCCGGGAATGGATCGGCAAGCGCGTCGTCCAGAACATCTCCGAGGCCGATTACGCCATCAAGGAGAAGAAGTTCGAGCTTACGGTCGGCGTCGATCGCGACGATATCGAGACCGACAATCTCGGCCACTACTCGCTCCTCTTCCAGCAGATCGGCGAATCCACCCAGACCAAGCCCGAGCGCCTGATCTGGGAGCTGCTCAAGGCCGGCTTCGCCACCAACTGCTATGACGGGCAGTTCTTCTTCGACACCGATCACCCGGTGCTCGATGCGGACGGCAACCCGGTCTCGGTCGCGAACACCGATGGCGGCGCGGGCACGCCGTGGTTCCTGCTGGACGTCAGCCGGGTGATCAAGCCGATCATCCTGCAGGTTCGCCGCGATTTCGGCGACCTGGTCGCCAAGGACAAGCCGACCGACGACAACGTGTTCGACGAGAACGAATACGTCTACGGCGTCGATGCGCGCATGAACGTTGGCTACAGCTTCTGGCAGCTCGCCTGGGGCTCCAAGCAGACGCTCGACGCCGCCCACTACGGCACCGCTCGTGCCGCGCTGGGCAGCATGAAGGGCGACTATGGCCGCCCGCTCGGCATCACCGGCAACCTGCTCGTCGTGCCGCCGTCGCTCGAGAGTGCTGCCCGCAAGATCCTCAACAACGAGCTCGGCGCCAACGGCGAGAGCAACGAGTGGAAGGGGACGGCCGAGCTGCTCGTCGTTCCCTGGCTCGCCTAAGCCGGGAGGGCGAACCCCATGGTCACCCAGGAACAGGCCGCCGCCAAAGCGGCGAAGCCCAAGGCGGCAAAGCCGAAGGCCGCAAAGCCAGCGGCCCCGAAGCCGAGCGCGCCAGCCACCGTGCCGGCCGCGGGCGGTCAGCCGGATACGGCGGAAGCGGCGACGGGCGGCACTTCGACGGCTTCGACGCCCGCGGAAGAAGGCAACCCGGGCGCGGGCGATCTGGCGTCGTCGGTCCCGGATGAAACGCTCACCGCATCCATCCAGGCCGGTGCTGAGCGAGATGCTCTCGATCGCACATACGGGGTGTTGGTGGTGGTCGGTCCGCGCGAGGGCCGCCGTCGTGCCGGCCGAGCCTTTGGGCGTGAGCCGACCGCGATCTCGCGCGCCGAGCTCGACGATGACAGCCTCGCGGCGATCATGGGCGATCCGTACCTGCAATGTTCGGTGGTCCTGCCGGATCAGGCGGACGCGTGAGCTACGCCACCCTCGAGCAACTGATCGAGAAGCTGGGCGAGCCGACGCTCGTCCAGCTCACCGATCGCGACCAGCCGGCGACGGGCGCGATCGTCGTTGGGCGCGTGGACCGCGCGCTCGCCGACACCGACGCGGTGATCGACGGCTATCTGGCCGGCCGGTACCGGTTGCCGATCGAGGGCGGCGTGCCGGACCTGCTCGTGGACCTCGCGCTGGCGATCGCCTCGTACAAGCTCCACCCGTTCACGCCCGACGGGAAGATCAAGGACGACTATGGCGACGCGATCGCCGCGCTGGGCAAGATCGCGACCGGCACGATCCGCCTGCAGATCGCCGGCCTCGAGCCGACCTCGTCGGGGTCGAGCGGGGTGCAGGCGATCGACCGCGAGCGTCCGCTGACGCCTGAATCCATGCGGGGCTTCATCTGATGCTCGCCGATCTCGCCGAGCAGCGGATCGTCGCCAGGCTGCCGGAGCTTGTCGGCAGCATCGGCACCGCGCTCCAGTTCTCGGAAGCGATGCGCACGGGCTCCCTCGGGCAGCGTGACCTGTCCGCCTACCTGCTGCCGCTCGGCATGCGGGGCGGCGCGGCGACCGCGGCCACCGGGCTGTTCCGTCAGTCGATCGACCGGTTCCTCGGCGTCGTTCTGGTGAAGCGCGCGATCGCCGATCCGCTCGGCGCCAAGGTAGCGGACGCCTTCATGCCGCTGATCGACGGCGTGGTCGAGGCGATCGCCGGCTGGGCGCCCGAGGACGCTGTCGGCGTCTTCAAGCTCGAGCGCGGCGAGCTCGTCAGCCTCTCGGGCGGCGTCGCGACCTTCCAGCTCGATTTCAGTCTCGATGATCAACTGAGGATCCAGTCATGAAGAAACGCAATCCGGTCGGCGCACAGCCGGCCGACCCGGTCGAGCAGACGATCTTGACCGACGTCGCGCCGATCTCGTCGCCCGTTGTCGACGCAGCCGATTCGACGGGCACGATCACGGCGACTCCCGCGGCCGAGCCCGAAGCGGCTCCGGCCGAACCCATCACGAAGCCCGAGGGCGGCGGCAGCTATGTCCGCGATCGCGCCACCGGCCACCTCACCCGTCAGGAGGCGTAAATGCCCGCACCCATTTTCTGGAAATCGAAGAGCGCGCTGGTCAAACCCGAGGTCACCTACGGTGTAGATCCCGCGCCGACCGCTGCCAACGCCGTGCTGCTGACCGACGTCCAGTTCCAGCCGATGGAGGGCGAGGACGTCACCCGCAACGTCGAGCTGCCGTACATGGGCGCTCAGGAGCAGATCGCGGCCGGGCTGCGCGCGGTGCTGACCGGATCGTTCGAGCTTGTCGGCTCGGGTGAGACCGGGGTGGCGCCGGGCTGGAGCGCGCTGATCCGCGCGATGGGCGTGGCCGAGGTCATCACCCCGGACGCGGTTCCCGGCGATGGCACCGGCACGGTCGAATATTCACCAGTCAGCAGCGCCCACGAAAGCGTCGCGATCTATTTCCAGATCGGCCCGACCCGCTACGTCATGCTAGGCTGCATGGGCACCGGCGAGCTCACGGTGAACGCGCAGGGCATCCCTGTCGTGCGCGGCACCTGGACGGGTCTGTTCACGCTACCGGCCGACCAGGCACCGCCCGTCGGCATCGATCTTTCGAACTTCATCCCGCCCAAGGTCGCGAGCAAGGCGAACACGCCGGTGTTCAAGATCAATGCGCTCGATTTCGTGATGCGCAGCTTCACGTTGAACCTGGGCAACGACGTCCAGCCGCGCATGCTCGTCGGCGTGGAGCGGATCCTGATCGTCGATCGGGCCGAGTCTATCTCGACCACCGTCGAGGCGGTGCCGATGGCGACGTACAATCCGTACGACAAGGCGCGCTCGCCCAAGCCGCGCATGCCGATCCTGCTGCAGCACGACAACGATGCCGGCCGGCGTGTGACGATCTCGGTGCCGACCGCGGTCCAGAACCGGCCCTCGGGCATCGAAAATCAGCAGGGCGTCGTCGAATGGCCGCTCTCGTTCACGCCGCTGCCCGATGCCGGCAACGACCAGTGGAAGATCACGCTCGGCGTGGTCGCCTAACCCCGGAGATCCCCGTCATGTTCATCGTCACCGACAATCCGACGTTCACCCACACGGTCGAGGCACATGTGCCGACCGATGGCGGCTTCGAGATCCAGAAGTTCAAGGTCACTTACAATCTCGTCGCTGGCGAGGAGTTCGAGGCGTTCGATCTGTCGACGCGCGAAGGATCCAGCGACCTCCTGCGCAAGGTGATCGCCTCGATCGGCGATCTCGTCGACGCCGAGCGCAACCCGGTGCCCTACTCGGATGCCATTCGCGAGAAGGTGATCCGGCTGCCTTGGGCCCGTCGCGCGATCGTCAAAGGCTATTTCGACGCGGTCAACAAGGAAGCGGAGGGAAACTGAAGGCCGCCGCCCGCGCATGGGCGACGGGCGGCACTTCGGATCTGGGCGAGGCGATCGCGGACGCGGAGGAAATGGGGCTGCCGGGGCTGGCGGCGATGCTCAAGGACGCCTCGTCGAAGGAAAGCGGGTTCAAGGTGTGGCGGCGAAACTGGGACATCGTGCTGGCCTTCCTCTCGGTCGCGACGCAGTGGCGCGCGATCGCGCGGGGCCTCGACGGCGCCGTCTACTGGATGGGGCTCGACTATACCGCCGCGCTCGCGGATCTGCGCGCGTCAGGCTTCGCCGTCACGCCCAAGCTCTGGGCGGGCGTGAAGACCATGGAGCGAGCCGCGCGCGACGCGCTGAATGGCGTGGCCGGGTGATCGCGCCATGACGCTTCGTACCGGCCTCATCATCACCGGCGATACAGACGGCGCACAAAAGGCGGTGAGCGATCTCGCGGCCGAGATGGGCCGCGCCGGCAATGCGGCGAAGAACCTTGGCGCGGCCGAGGGCGTTGTCGAGGCGGCTACCGAAAGCCTCGAGGCGGAGCTGCGCCAGGCGCGCGCCGCGCTGGACGGCATGGTTGGCGAGCTCAACCAGATGCGCGAGGCCGCCGCTGCAACCGCCGGCCGCATCGATGTGCTCGAGACGCAACTTGCCCGGGCCAGTGTCGCTGGCCGGGCAAATGTGCGGAGCATGGGCGAACAGGCGCTGGGCGCCCGGATGCTCGGCCAGCAGTTCCTCGACGTCGGCGTGATGGCGCAGATGGGGCTCAACAGCGTCAGCGACGGCATGCGCATCGTCGCGATGCAGGGCCCGCAGATGGCTCTCGCGCTCGAGCAGATGGGCACCAAGGGCGCACTCGGCCGCGCGATGGCAGCGATGGGAACGCCGTGGGGCGCGGCGATCGCCGCAGCCGTGATGGTGCTGGGCCCGTTCGTTTCCAAGCTATTCGAGGCGAGCGGCACGGCGGACGATCTGGCCGGCAACCTCGACAAAGCCGCCTCGTCGGCCGACTCTTTCGGCAACGCGCAGTCGATGCTCGGCAAGGTCATCGATCTCAACACCGGCAAGCTCAAGACGCATAACCTCGTCCTGATCGAGACGATCCGGCTGCAGGCCGAGGCGATGCTTCTCGCCGGGCAAAAGGCCGAGAGCGACGCGCGGAAGAGCATCGGCAGCGTCGGCGATCTGAGCATCACGGAGAAGATCGCCGGCGGGCTCGCCGCCGATCAGGGCTACCGGGGCAACCTTCGCAAGGACATCAAGCGCGAGAACGCGCCGCTTAGCCAGCTGCGCGGCGACGTCCTCGAGGGCAGCCTGAGCGTCACCGATATCCGCCAGCGCGTCGATGCGATGGTGCAGGCCGGGCAGCTCGCCGGCTATTCGTCCAAGCAGATCGTCGAGCTCAAGCAGCAGCTCTACACGCTGCCCCAGGCTCTCAACGACCAGAAGGCCGCGCAGCAGTCGCTGGACGCGATCGACGGCAAGGGCGTCGCGACGGACCTCAAGCCCTGGAAGGCGCCGGGCAAGCCGAAAAAGGGCGGGTCGGGCTCAGCGCGGGAAGAGTTCGGTCGCGACGCGGCCGATCGTATCGCGTCGATCACCGAGGCGTTCGACGACACGCCGGCCGCCGTGCGCCAGGCCGATCGCGCGATCCGCCAGCTCGACGATCTGATCGACGATCTCGGCCGCAAGAAGCCCGCCAATTTCGCAGAACTGATCGCCGGGGCGCAGGCCGCCAAGCAGACGATCGACGGCGGCCTGCTGCGCTCGCTCAGCGAGGCGTACAAGGCGCCGGAGACGCTGGCCGAAAAGGCGGCGCCGGCATTGGGCGCGATCGACGACGTGATCCGGCGGCTGTCGGAACAGCGGCCCGCGGGTTTCGAGAAGCTGATCGCCGATGCGCAGGCTGCGCGCGGCGTGATCCAGGACGGGATCCTCCGCCCGTACAGCGACTTCCTCGTGGCGCAGGAACAGTCGCTCGATATCCTGACGCTGCAGGCGAAGGGGCAGAACGACCAGGCCGAGGCGTTGCGCACGATCGTCGGCCTCGAGCGCCAGCTCGGCCCGCTGCGCGACGATCAGAAGGACGCGATCCTCGCATCGGTGCAGGCGATCCGCGCGCAGCAGCGCGAGGTGGAGATCCTCCGCCAGGATACCCAGAAGTATATCGACGCGCTCTCGTCGATCGAGGGCATCGTCAAGGATGCCAGCCAGGCGTTCGTCCGCGGCGAATTCGGCCAGCTGCTCAAATCGCCGGGCAAGCTGCTCGACGCATTCCAGACCCTCAAGGGTCGGGAGCTGTTCGACAAGCTGTTCGCGGGCACCTTCCGGGATCTCCAGGACCAGATCAACGGCACCAGCGTCGTGCAGGACGCGTCCTCGCGCATGGCAGCGGCGGTCGACGGCGTGACGGCTTCCACCGCCCGGACCACCGGCGCGCTGGACAAGCTCGCATCGTCCGCGGCGAGAACTGCAGGAGCTATCGGTAACGATGGCGCCATCGACAAGGCCATCAGCGGCGCAATTTCCTCCGCCGCGGTGCAAGCGATCGGTGGCGTGGGTGCGACCATTGCAAGCCTTGTCCGCGATACCGGTGCAGCCAGCGGCGAGATCCTCGTGACCGGCTCGCGAAAAGGCACGCTCAGCTCAAGCGAACTGTTCACGAAATCGATTGGCGACGTTTCTAGCGCGCTGCTCAACGTCTTCACGAACGATACCGCCGCAAAGAAGATCGGCGGCGCAATCGGCAAGTTCGCCGGCAAGGGCCTCGAGGGGGCGGCCACCGGTTCGATCGTCTCGGGCATCAGCAACGCGCTCGGCATCAAGATGAACTCGACCGGCTCCCAGATCGGCGGCGCGATCGGGAAGATGACCGGCATCCCCGGCGGCGATATCATCGGCTCGATCGCCGGCGGCCTGATCGGCAATCTGTTCAACAAGCCGAAGTACGGCACCGCCAGCATCAGCGGCCAGAGCGCCGCGGCGATCGCGGGCAATGCCGGCAGCGCGAAGTCCGGGGCCGGCACGCTGGCCGGCGCGGTCCAGTCGGGCATCGCGAAGATCGCGGAGACGCTCGGCGGCGAGCTGGGGAATTACAAGGTCTCGATCGGCACGTTCGACGGTAAGTACCGCGTTTCCACTACCGGTTTCACCGGCTCGCTCGACAGCAAAAAGGCCAAGGGCCAGGGGCTGCACGATTTCGGCAAGGACGGCGCCGATGCCGCGATCTCGTTCGCGATCGCCGACGCGATCAAGGACGGCGCGGTGACCGGCCTCTCGGGCGCTGTGCAGCAGGCGCTCCGGGGCAATGCCGATATCGATGCGGCGCTGAAGGAGGCGCTGAAGGTCGCGGATGTCGAGCAGCTGCTCGGCGGATTGCCGGCCGAGATGGCGAAGGCCTTCAAGGACTTCGAAAAGACGGCGGCGGAGCGCGTGCGGATCGCCCGCCAATATGGCTTCGACGTCGTCGAGATCGAAAAGCGCAACGCCCAGGACCGACTCAATCTCCAGAAGCAATTGATGGAGGAGCAGGTCGGCTCGCTCCAGCGACTGGTCGACGAGATGACCGGTGGATCGCTGTTCGAGGGCTCGGCGGTCGACCAGCGCGCCGCGATCCTGAAGGCGATCGGCTCGGCCGAGGCGGATCTCGATGCCGGTGTTGCCGGCGCGGCCGACAAGCTCGCCACGCTTTATGAGCAGCTGAATGCCGTCTCAGAAGCCGTTTATGGCACTACCGGAGGCTTCGCGGTCGATCGCGCCGCGATCCTCGACCAGGCGCGCGCGGCAATCGCCAAAGCGAACGCCGATATCAACGCGGCGGCGGGCAAGGCGTCCGACCCGGCGCTGGCAACCACGAACGCGGCGCTGGACGAGAACAACGACCAGAATGCCCGCATCATCGACGCGATCCGGCGCCAGGGCGAACTGCTCGAGGCGTACCTCGCGGCCGGCGGCTCGGGCACCGGCTATCTGTCCCAGATCGCGCGGACGAGCTGATGGCGGCTCCGTTGATCCTCGTCGAGGCGCAGCCCCGCAACGCCGCGACCGGCGCGCCTGTGACCACCCGCCTCGCGGGCGGCGGTGGCGCATTGCCCTATTATTATGTCGGCCAGCATTGGCGCGCCGGGCTCGCTGGCTTGCCGACGATCGTCACGTCGATCGACTTCGACGGCACGGACCTGGGCATCGGCAGCGTGCCACAGGCGATGACGCTGCGCTGGGCGCCGGCGAGCTCGGCCGCGCTCGCCGAGCTGGCGGCGCTGCACTGGGCCGATGCCGCGATCACCGTGCGTGTCGGGCCCGAGGGCGCCTATCCGCCGGTGCTGACGGCGGGCAAGGTGCTCAGCGTCTCCGCCCGCGACGGCGCGCTCTCGATCGCGCTGGCCGATCCGGCCGCGGATCTGAAAAAGCCGATCCTGGTGGATCGCTTCGCCGGCACCGGTGGCGTGGAAGGGCCGGCCGAGCTCGAGGACCGTATCAAGCCCCGCGCGTGGGGCCGGGTGTTCAACGTCGAGGGCTTCGTCCTCGACGCCGCCAACAACATCTATTGCTTCGGCGATCCGGCCCGCATGTGGGATTCGTTCGTCTCGGTGCGCGACAAGGGCGCCACCGCGGCGGCGCTCAATGTCCTGGCCTGGCAGGGCAGCGTCGCCGCCACCTTTGCCGCGCTGCAGGCCGCCGCGGCGCCACAGGGCGGCGGTGTGGCGTGCCCGTCGATCGCGTGCGTCAAATGGTGGACCCAGCCGTCCGGCGCGCTGTGCGCGGATATCAAGGGCGAGAACGCCGGGGGCTATGTCGAGACCGCAGCCGAGATCGCGCAGCGCATCGCCGCCAGCGTCTCCACGGTTGCATTCGCCGCCGGGACTGTCGCCGCCGCTGCTACCGCCCGGCCGGCGCCGGTTGGCTGGTACCAGGTCGACGAGAGCGGAACGGCCGCCGCTGCGCTGGACCGTATCCTGAGCGACGTCTCGCTACTGTGGGTGCTCAACGACGATCAGATCTTCATCCGCAAATGGGAATGGGGCGCGAGCGTCGCCTTGGCCCGCAGCGTCGAGGTCTCCCGCCGATCGACGTTCAAGCCCGTGATCCGCCGCCGCCTCGGCTATCGGCGCAATCAGCACGTCATGACCCGCGACGCGATCGCCGGCATCGTGCTCGCTACCGACGTCGTGCTCGACGACGGCACCACCGCGCAGGATCTCCAGTCGATCACCCTCGCCGCGATGGAGCTCGCGAGCGGCAAAGTGAAGACGTTCTTCGAGCCGGCACCGCCGCTGGCGAGCGAGAGCAAGCCGGGCGACCTGTGGTTCGATACCGATGACGGCAACTTCATGTACCGTCGCCTTCCCGGCGACACCGGCCGGATCTCGTTCGGCGGCGCTGTCATCACCTTCGGCGGCGGTTCGATCCTGTATCGGCCTTGGGCACCGGCTCCGGATCAGCGGATCGCGCAGGCGCTCGCGCAGGCCGCCTCGGCGATCTCGGCTGCGCAGGATGCGCAGGCGACTGCGGACGAGGCGATCGACAGTCTCGCCGCGCTGGTCGACGACGGCCTGCTGACCGGCGTCGAGAAGAAACAGCTCGTGATCGACGACAGCCGCCTGCAGGGCGCTTGGTCGATCCTCGACGCGCAGGCCGCGTTGTTCGGCATCACGACGGAACGGACCGCCGCGGCTGCCGCGCGCACCAACTGGCTCGCACTGCGCAACGGGCTCGTGCCGGCCTGGAACGATGTTTCGGCCGACACGGCCGTCGTCCGCGCTACCTTCCTCGCCACGCTCGGCGCCTATGATGATGCGCTGACCACGCTGCAGAAGGCGATCAGCGCCAAGGCCGCGACCACGGCCGACTGGACCGGCGTGACCGGCGCCGGCAAGGATCAGCTGCTCGCCGACGCCGCGACGGCCAAGGCGAACGCCGCCTCGGCGCTGCTCTCGATCGGCGTGATCCAGTCTGACGGGTATCTCTCGGCGAGCGAGAAGCCGGACATCATCCGCCAGCGCATCGCGATCGAGGCGGAGTATGGCGGGCTCGTCGCGCGCGCTGCGGCGCAGGGCGTATCGTCGACCACCTATCAGGGGGCATATACCGCTCTGATTGCCTACCTCGACGCGCTGTCGCCCGCCTGGAACAACACCGGCCTCGACACGGCCGTCGTGCCCGCGACCTTCAACGGCAAGTTCACCGACTATTATTTCGCGCGCACCGGGCTGTTCAACAGCACCGCCGATCTGACGGCCGCCAACCAGGTCGCCGTCACGGTGGCGCAATCACTCGAGATCCCGGCAGACTATACCGGCGCTCTCGCGGCGGGCACGCTGCCCAAGTACATCGTGCCGGTGGTCAAGCGCGGCGGCGTCGACGTTACCACCAATGCGAGCATCACCTATGCCCTGAGCAACTGGACCGGCGGCTGCACCAATACCAACACCACCGTCGACAATGGCGCGGGCTCGGCGACCAAAGGGCGCGTCGCGATCGGCGGCGACTGGAATGCGGATGGATCGGTGGACCTCAGCATCTCGTCAAACGGGTTGCTGGTCCAGACCTGTCCGCTCACCATCAAGAAGCGGCTCGCCAGCGCGCCAAGCGGCGGCGGATCTGGCTCGTCCGGTTTCGTCAAGACCGGGGATTTCGATATCGCTGGGCAGTCGATCGGCAACACGACGCTGAACGAAGTCGCCCGGATCCCGAACATGGTGAAGGCGACGGGCGAGACAATCAAAGCCTATTTCAACGCCACCTACACCTGCTCGGCGAGCGCGAACGCATCGCGCAACATGATCGCGAAGTGGCAATATAGTGTTGCCGGCGCGAATAGCTGGACCGACCTCGCCGCCGCGGTGAACGGATCCAACGCGCAGTTCCTCCTCGGATCGGGCACGAGCTCGACCGGCTCGATCCCCTGCAACCAGACCGCGGCGCCGGCCAATGGCAATTACGATCTCCGCCTCGTGGCCGCCATCAACAACAACGCCAGCCTTGCCACGCTGCTCGTCGAGAGCGGCTATGGCTTCGTAAAGATCGAGCCCTGATATGGCTCGGTGGATCATTGAGCTCGAGGACGGTTCCATCCTCCAGTCGGCCGACGCACCGGGGACCATGGGCACGCCGGAAGGTGTTCGCTCGGCCGAGCTGCCGCGCTGCTTCGACGTCGCGATCGAGCGTTGGGATTGGGACGCCGGCGCGATCGTGACGCGATTCACGCCGGCCGAGGCCGCCGCGATCATGTGGGATCGCGCGAAGCAATACCGGGACGTCGAACGCTTCTTCGCCGATCCGCTCCCGGTCGCGGATGTCGTGCCCGGTGAGATCGTGATGGTTGATCGCGACGATCGCTATCCGAGGAAGGATCGTACGATTGTCAGCGGCCTCGCCTGGGCCGCGTCCGAGGCGTTGCGTCGCGGCGAGGACCTCACGATCAGCTTCACCGATGGCGCGAGCCCAGTGAACCAGGCGTTCGTCGTAAATGCCGAGCAGACTGTGAAGCTCTGGGCCGCAGTGGTGCGCGACGACGCACTTTGCCACGCCCGCAGCCAGATCATTCGTGCGCAGATCGCCGCTGCGCTCGAAGGCGGCGCGTCCGCCGATGACATTTTCGCGATCGACATCACCGCTGGATACCCGTCGCTCGAGGTCGAGCCCGCGCCGCCGGAAGAGGAAAACTGACCATGGCCGATACCGATTTCTCCGACCTTACGGCGACCAACGCGCTCGCGGCGACTGATCAGATCATCGTCGTTCGCGGCGGCATCCCCTACCGATTCAATGGAACGCTCCCGAATACCGACCCTGCGGGCAATTACGGCTTTGGCATCGGTGCGCCGGGTGCACGGATCGATATTCAAGGGAGCGCGAGCGGGGCGTCCGTTGAAGTCCTGCGCCTCCGCAACGGCGGCGGCGGTGCGAACACACAAGCCCAGATGACATTCTATGCGGGCGGGACGAAGTATGCCTCGATCCGCGGGGGCTATTCTGCAGCAGCTCCGGTGCTCGCCTTCGACGTCAACAATGTCGAAGTGGCGCGCATGGAGGGCGGGAATCTGCTCGTTGGAACCTCCGCCGGAACAGCTCACGCCCTTACGAAGGCCGCGGCGGAAGCGGGAGTCGTCCTAAACGTCTATTCGACGACGACGGGCTTTGTGTCTCTCCAGTGCTTCGCGGTTGCGAACAACGCATGGAACGGGGCGGCCTGCGGTGTCGGTGTTGGGAAGCACTCGAGTACGGGTCGTTCCATCAATGCAGCGGGCACCGTCAATGCCAGTGGCGCCGACTACGCAGAGTACATGACGAAGGCACCCGGATGCGGCGAGATCGGCAAGGGCGACGTCTGCGGAGTCGATCGCAACGGCCAGCTCACCCGAAGCTGGGCCGAGGCGATCAGCTTCGTCGTAAAGAGCACCGATCCGTCCTATGTGGGCGGCGATAGCTGGGGGGCGCATCTTGGCGCCCGCCCGGAAGCGCCTGCGCCGGTCGGCCCTGAGCCCCAGGCATCCTTCGTGGAGGTGATCCCCGATCGCGCGGAAGGCGAGGACGAGGCGGCATTCGAGCAGCGCCTCAGCGCGTGGTACACGCTGGCCAACGAAGCGGCGGCAGCGCGCGTCGCCGACCATGCGGAATGGCTGACCGCCAAGGCGGCCTTCGACGCTGCGCAGGCAGAGTATGAAGCCGCCCTTCCGGTGTGGGAGGCCGCGTTCGAAGAGGCCCGCCAAAAGGTCGACCGCATCGCCTTTGCCGGTCAGGTGCCCGTCAACGTCGATGCCGAGACCTTGGCCGAGTGCGATCTCGCGCTCGATCAAGGGCTGGGCGTCTATCTGGTCGCGACGGACGGAGAAGGCGGGATCAAGGCCGTGGCCATGCTCGAGGCGGCGATGACGCTGCCTCTCTACATGCGCCGCCTCGGCAAGGTCTGGGCGATCCGCGACGGGCGCCCGATCATCGACGTGCAGCACGGCTGAGCGATGGCCTCGGTCGATCCGATCTTTGCGCAGTGGCTCCAGGAGGAAGGGCTCTGGCTCGTCGCCGAAGACGCGGCCGGCGTCGCGCGCTGGGGCGCGGACGGTGTGAAGAGCGAGCGCATGACGTGCATCGCCCTTCGCGCCGACGCCGATGTCGAGGCTGCGCGGCAGCTGCTCTTCATGCGCGGTCCGCTGGTCATCGATGACCATGTGCTCGCCGGCGAATGGCGCCAGTATCGCGGCCAGGTCATCACCCTGACGATCGACAAGCTCGGCTACGATGCCGGCGTCGCCGTGTGGGTGCTCGGCGCCGAGGACAACAAGGCGACCGGCCTTTCCACCGTCACCGTGCTGCGGAGCCTCGTATGAGCAATCTTCTGATCCTCTCGCCGGCTCCGATCGCGGCGATCGCGGCGTCGCGTGGCTCGGGCGTTGCCAATCTGCTCACCCCCGATCCGCGCGAGGTCTGGGCCGATGCAGCCAGCGGCTCGGCGGCGACGCTCAGCATCGACCTCGGCGCCGCTCGCAACGTCGACACGATCTTCCTCGGCCACGTTCTGCCGCCGCACGCTGCCGCGACCTGGTCGATCACCGGGGGCGTCGCCGGCTACACCGACACGGTGATCGCGGCTGCGGCCAGCCTGCGCGTGCCCGACGTCGCCGGCCGGGCGCCCCTGCTGAGCCACGCTCTGTGGCATGGAGCGCCGGTCACCGTCCGTTATCTGCGGTTGACCCTCAATCAGCCGGGTGCCTCGCCCGCGCTGTCGGCCGGCGTCGTTCTCGTCGGCTCGGCGCTGGTACCCGAATTCCCGCAGGAATGGGGCTCCGGCCGGAAGCCGATCGACACTGGCAGCGTGACCGCCCTTCCCAGCGGCGGCTTCGCCGTCGTCGAGGGCGTGCGCAAGGTGGCATGGTCGTGGACGCTGGGCGATCTGAGCGACGTCGAGCTCGACGCGCTCTGGGAGATCGCGCTCGATCGCGGCGAGAGCCGGCCGGTGCTGGTCGTGGAGAACTTCGCCGCGACCGCCGGGCTGCGGCGCCGCATCCGCTATGGTCTCTTCCGCCAGCTGCGCCCGTTCGAACGCTCGAAGCCGAACCGCACCCGCTGGGAATTCACGATCGAGGATTGGGGCGGCGACGAGACGGCGCCACTGTGA